GGTTTAGACATGGCTGCGCACGCTGCATGTAATGACGCCCCAGATCACCAGCTCGTCGCCCTCAAGCACGTATCTCGGTGGATACTTTGGGTTCTCCGAAAGGAGAATCACCTCTTTGCCGCGAATGCATAGCCGCTTGCATACGGGCTCGTTGTTCAGCAGCGCTACGACGATGTGACCGTGCGCAGGCTCCAAAGCGCGGTCCACCACCGCGAGATCGCCTTCAAAAATACCAGCGCCTTGCATGCTCTCCCCAGCGATTGAGACCAGGTAGACGTGCGGGGCGCGAATGTTCAGAACCTCATCCAATGAGATGTGCGCTTCGATGTGGTCCGCCGCCGGAGATGGAAACCCAGCGGGCACTCGAAACGAACACAAGGGCAGCTTCAGGCCGCCCTCGGCAATAGGGCCTAGAATTGAAAAGCTCATGACGCACGTTCCAAAATACTGTACGAACATACAGTTAACTTTGTACAAGGTTGGCGGTCAATTTTGTATAGGAAAAATCTGACAGGCGGGACAACCCATGTGCGGGAGATTCGTGCAGTACGAGGGGATGGCGGTGTTTATGGAGGAGCTAGGGCCACAGCTTCCGCTATTCAGCGGTTTCGATGCAGTGCCGATCAACCGGTACAACATCGCCCCGACTACTCGCGTGCAGATCCTGCACACAAGCGATGCCGGTCTTCACATCACCCCTATCAGGTGGGGCTGGTCGCCATTTTGGGCGAAGGGAAAACGCCCCGCCCCCATTAACGCGAGGGTTGAAACCGTTACCACGGGAAGGTTTTTCAAACAGCTTTGGCCGAACGGGCGCGCTCTGGTTCCAAGCGAAGGCTGGTATGAGTGGGTCCAAGATCCCAACGATCCGAAGAAGAAACAGCCTTATTTCATCCGCCTGAAAACCCAGAAGCCAATGTTTTTCGGCGCACTTGCACAGGCTCAACCTGGGCTTAATGACCAGGATGGTGTTGGATTCGTTATCATCACCGCTGCCAGCGACCAAGGAATGGTTGATATCCATGATCGTAGACCACTGGTACTGTCTCCGGAGCAGGCGCGAGAATGGCTTACGCAGGACCTTGAACCAAGTCGTGCGGAGGAAATAGCGAAGCAATGCTGCCGGCCTGCCGAAGATTTCGAATGGTATGCAGTTAGCAAAGATGTAGGAAGCGTGAAAAACCAAGGCGCAGAGCTAATACAGCCGAACGAAGGCTGTTAGAAATCCAAGATAAAAAACGGACGCATCATGCAATCAAAAAAAATAACCTTAATCGTAAACATAATATTGCTAATTGCTGGTTTTGTTTGCATCGCTGTAGGTTGCTTTAAGCTCATCACCAACGAAGTAGCGTTAGCAACCACTGGTTTAGGGGCAGGACTAGTATTTCTTTTCTCAGCCACAATTGAACGATTTGAATCTTTAAAGGGCATGAGCCTCGAAGTCACCACAAGAAAACTAGATGATAAAATCCACGAAGCTAGTGAAGTCGTAAAAGAACTAAAACAATTAGCGGAGATCTCCGGCCATACGCTTTCGCTTCTAGCCGCCCGTGTAGGTCGGTGGGGAGGCGCTTTTACATTTGAAGAAAGCTATCGTTTAGCGCAGCAGGTTCGAGACAATCTTACAAGTTTGAAATGTGAAAAAAATACAGTTGCCCATGCATTGAAACCATGGGTAACAATTGTTATTGCTGACTTGGGCCGCAAATTATTAAGGCCTGTGACCGAAGAGCTGAACGCTCTTGAGCACCAGCTACGCAGGGAGATGGATAAAATCCCTTCACCCATAAAAGCTGATGACCCGGTTTATATCGAATTAACGCAAAAAATCAGCGCATTGTCCGGCCATCTCCACCCGGGCTGCGACGTGAGCTTGTTGGATAGCGACAAGACTATGGCAGCAATAGAACAATACGTATCCACCGCACCAGAACTAGAAACAGCAGCCAAGCTAAAACATCTAGACAACGTAAAACAATGGTCATCAGAAGTCGATTTTTTACTTAAACAAAGCGATATAAAAAATCCAAGCCTATGGATAGAAGCACTAAAAAATAGGTAGACCAGCATGCGCCCCCTAATCAAAGGGGGTTAGGCGGTATGGACTGAAGCGCATTACTTCTTCACCCAGCCAATCATTTATTTGTGTCATCCGCGCCTGAATGGGCTCCAGCTCGTTGGCGGCATAAATCTGTGTCGCCTCCCTGATCGACCCGAACCCACCCGCGTTCTGCGGCACAATGCCCATCAATTGTGGAGGAATCCGCAAACTCGCCAGCACGTCATCACGGGTCTGATTCTTGATCGAATTGAATTCGTCCTTGGCCGCCACCTCACTGACCGGAATCAACTGAATCCCGTCCTTCTTACCCGTGGGCGAGTAGACAAACAAGTTTCGGAAATTCCCCGGCCCCTTGGACTCCTTCAACGCTTTACGCAAAGCATCGATATCGGCCTCAGTCTGCGCCGCATCAGTCATGTACAAGATGAATCCCGCATGACTCCCATTCTCATAATACTTACGCCGAAACAACGTCGCCGACTCATTCAACAACGCCGACTGCAAAGCACTGATCCACTCCGGCAGCCCATAAATCTCCTGGTGCAAATCCGCCTCACGCAGATGAAAAATGCTCCCCGGCTCAAACGCGTGCTCATTCTTCCACCCCTGCACCTGGTAGAACTGCCCCTCCCGCCCAACCCGCATGTACTTAGCCAACGACGGCACCAGTTGCCGTGTATTGCCCAGCACCGACCGACGTTTCTCCAGATACCCATTGCCCAGACACAGAAAATCCAAGGCGAACTGCTCAAAAGCCGCCCGAGACAACATCGGATGCGGGATAAAGGTCTTACTCAACAAGTTGCGCTTGAACATCAACCCCGAATGCAAATGCACACTCGCCCCCACCGACCGAGCCAACCCGTTAAGCGACAACGGCGGCTCATACCACCGCCCGTTGAACCAGCACTCCAGATAGTCGAACACCTCCCGACCACCCAGCACCGGCGTCGGGTCACCGAAGCTGAACACATGAGTACCCGCACTGGCGGCGTCAATGGTGGCCGGCAAATGCGCCTGGCTGGCAAGTTGTTCGGTCATGTGAAAATCTCCATTCGCCCGGTATTGGCAGCGGTCTGCCCTTCGAGCGGTTCGTTGTGCAATGCGTGAAAGAGCGCCCAAGCCAGGTCGGCATGACCGGTGTTGTCGTTACGCCCTGCGGTATAGGTGAACTGCCGTCCACCTGCGGTGATGGTTTTACGAATAGCCATGAGCGACTGGGCCATGTCGGTCCAGCCGGCGTCGAACTCCAGCCGGCCCTTGTGAATCACGTCGTAGGCCTTCAGCACCAAGCGGGTTTTCACCTCGGGCGAGTAGCTGAAGGTGGTCACAGCCGGGAAGAACTGGCGCACCAGCTGGGCCACGCCGCTGCCCAGGCCGGTGACATCGATACCGATGTAGGTGACCCAGTAGCGGTCGCACACGCCCTTGATAGCGGCGGCCTGGGCGGCGAAGTCCATGCCTCGAAACTGGTGGCGCTCGATCACACGAAACTTGCCGCCCGGCACCAGGGGCGGCGCGACCACCACCAGGCCAGAACAATCCCCCGTCTCGGCCGGGTCATAGCCGACCCACACCTGGCGGTCGCCGAACGGACGCATGGCGAAAGGTTTGTAGTCCTCGGCCCACTCCACCCAGCTATCGACCATGCAAGACTGCAACACCGACAGCGGGAAGATGCTCGCGCCGTCATCGACGAAGTCGCACATCAGCAAGTTGGCGAAGGCCTCCGGGCTGTACTCCCGGCGCAATTCTTCGATGTCGAACAGATCGCACCCGCCCCGCTCGGCGTCGAGGATGGTGACGATCTGTCGCCACACCCGATCCTCACAAAACCGGCCCTGCTGAAGCGCGCCATGGGTCACGTCCACCTTGGTGTGCTGCGCGGCCGGCTTGCCCTTGTTGAAGCGCTCACCGGTCCAGAAGGTGTACGCCTCGTGGGCCATGCTCGACGGTGTGGAGAAGTAAGTTTTGCGCCACTTCTTGTGCATCGCCATGCCCGAGGCGACCTTGTTCAACTCCTCGAACTTGAACGTCCAGAAGAACTCGTCGAAGTAGAAATTGCCGTGATAACCCTGGGCGGTGCGGGCGTTGGTCCCGAGGAAAAACAGCTCGGCGCCGTTGGGCAGTACAATCGGGTCACCGGTCAGCTCGACGCCGATGACTTCCCGGGCGAAGGCCTGGATGTAGCCCCGGAACAGGTAGGCCTGGTTCTTCGAAGCCGACAGGAAAATCTGGTTGCGACCAGTGTCCAGGGCGTCGATGAACGCCTCGCGAGCGAAGTAGTACGTGGCGCCGATCTGCCGACTCTTAAGGATGACGCGGGTGCGCTGATTGCCGGCCCGGTACCAATCCTTCTGGTAGTCGAAACAGCCGTCGATGAACGCCTCGCGCAGCAGCTCGGTCTGGTCTTCGCTGATGTCGTTCTTCGGGGATTTTTTCTTCGGTCCCTCGTTGCGCTTGGCGAGGTTCGGGTTGAGGTCGGTTTCGGTACCGCCGCCCTGGAAACGCTGAATGCGCGCCTGGCGCTCAAGCTGCCGATGCAGCAGATCGATCTCCTTGAAATCGCCGCCGGTCTTGTTGTCCTTGAGGATCAATTGCACCAAGCGTGCTTCCAGGGCCCCGCCGATACGCTCGACGTTGTCGGCCCGGTCCCACTTGTCGCGGGCCTTCCAGCTGTGTAGCGTTTTCTCCTTCTCACCCGTCGCCTCGGCGATCTCACAGACGCGCCAGCCCATCCAGTATAGAAACTTGGATTGGCGTCGGGGGTCGATGGGCAGCAAAGCGGTCGTCATGCCGAGATGCTGCCGCTCACCGCGGCGACTCAATAGCGCCACCCCTTGTACCCTCCCCGCCTACAGCCCCGCCCCGTTGCCGCCACTCGCCCTCATGCCGACCATGCCCCTCATTGCAACGCACTGAGAATCCCCGACATGAAGAAGTACCGCAGCAACTGGTTCCGCGTCGCCATCGAAGGCGCCACGTCGGACAAGCGCACCATCAAACGCAGTTGGCTGGAACAGGCCGCCAAGAACTTCAACCCGTCCACCTACGGCGCCCGCATCTGGCTGGAGCATTTCCGCAGCCTATTGCCCGACAGCCCCTTCAAGGCCTACGGCGACGTACTCGCGGTGAAAGCCGAAGAGGTCGACGTCAACGGCCAAAAGAAACTGGCGCTGTTCGCGAAGGTCGAACCGACCAGCGACCTTATCGCCATGAACAAGGCCAAGCAGAAGATCTATACCTCCATCGAGATCGACGAGAGCTTTGCCGACACGGGCGAAGCCTACATCGTCGGCCTCGCCGTGACCGACTCACCCGCCAGCCTAGGCACCGACGTCCTGGCGTTCTCAGCGCAGAAGCCCGAATCCAGCCCGTTCCAGGACCGTCACTATTCCGCGACCTCCATGTTCACCGAGGCCGTCGAAACAGAGCTGAAATTTGACGAATTCGAAGAGAAACCGAGCATCGGCGCCCAGCTATTCAACAAGGTGCAAACCCTCCTGACCGGCAAACAGGCCAAGGATGACAACGAGTTCACCCAGATCGGTGAAGCGGTCGAAGCCATCGCGGAACACGTCAAGGATCTGCCCGACCAACTCGCCGCTGAAAAGAAATTTTCGGCTGGGCTAAAGACCCGACTCGATCAAGTCATCACCGAACTGACCGAGCTGAAAACCAAGCTCTCCACCACCCAAGATCCCAACCAGAAAACTCGCCCGCAGGTCTCCGGCGGCGGTAACCAAGTCATGACCGACTGCTGACCATCAAGGAAGATCAATATGCGTAACGACACCCGAGTACTGTTCAACGCCTACCTGCAGCAACTTGCGCAACTGCATGGCGTGGCTGACGTCACCACCAAATTCACAGCAGACCCAAGCGTCGCCCAGACCTTAGAAACCCGCATGCAGGAATCCAGTGCGTTCCTCAGTGCAATCAACGTCTACCCCGTCTCGGAACAGTCGGGTGAAAAGGTCGGTATCGGCATCGACGGCACCATTGCCAGCACCACCGACACCACCGTCAAAGACCGCGAACCACGCGATCCAAGCGGCCTGGATCATCGAGGGTACACCTGTACCCAAACCAACTTTGACACCAGTATTCGCTATCAAAAGCTGGACCAGTGGGCCAAGTTCAAAGACTTCCAAGCGCGTATTCGTGACGCGATCATCAAGGCGCAGGCCCTCAACCGCATAATGATCGGTTGGAACGGCATCAGCCGTGCCGCGACATCCAACCCAACCATCAACAAGCTCCTGCAAGACGTGAACATCGGCTGGCTGCAAAAGATGCGCGAGGAAAACCCGGCCCGGGTCATGACCGAAGTGAAAGACGGCAGCGGCAAAATCGAAATCGGCGCCAACAAAGACTTCGCAAACATCGACGCCTTGGTCGTCAGCATGGTCAACGAATTCATCGAACCCTGGTACCAGGAAGACACCGAACTGGTGGTGATTTGTGGTCGCCAACTGCTGGCCGACAAATACTTCCCCATCATCAATACCATTCAGGCACCGTCTGAAATGTTGGCCGCCGACATCGTCACCAGTCAAAAGCGCCTCGGCAACCTGCCGGCCGTGCGCGTGCCGCACTTCCCAGCCAGCGGCCTGATGGTCACCCGCCTCGACAACCTGTCGCTGTACTGGCAGGAAGGCACCCGCCGCCGCACCGTCATAGACAACGCCAAGCGCGACCGCATCGAAAACTTCGAATCGGTCAACGAAAGCTATGTCATCGAAGACCTGGGCTGCGCCGCCCTGGCCGAAAACATCACCCTGAACTGAGGCGGCCACCATGACCAACCCCTGCCGCCGCCACTTTGAACGCGTCACCGCTGCTGTCGAAGCGGCGGCGATAGACCCCACCCAAACCATGGCCGGCGCCACGGCTTATGAGCACCAGTTAAATCAGCTTTTACAGGACCGCTTACGCCTGAAACAGGTCCAGTCCAACCAGGGCAAGGCAGAACTCAAACGCCTGCTACTGCCAAGCTACGAATCCTATGTACAAGGCGTGCTGGAGGGCGGCAAAGGCGCTCAGGACGAAGTGATGACCACCATCATGGTCTGGCGCTTCGATGCCGGCGATTTCACCGGTGGGCTCGACATCGCAACCTACGTGCTGAAGTACAAGATGGTCATGCCGGACCGCTTCGCCCGCACCTTGGGTTGCCTGGTCGCTGAAGAGGTCGCCACAGCAGCCTTCAAGGCCCAGAAGATCGGCGAGCCGTTCGACCTGGCAACCCTGCATCGCACCGCCGAACTCACCGACGCCGAAGACATGCCCGACCAGGCCCGCGCCAAGCTGTTTCTCGCCATGGGCCGCGCCACGCTGGAAGGCATTACCGAAGTGGCCCCAGGCCAACCCGGCCGGCTTCAGGCCGGTGTGGATCTGCTGAAAAAAGCCATCGCCCTGCACGACGCCTGCGGTGGCAAAAAAGATTTGGAGCGGGCCGAACGCCTGCTCAACAAACGCACCGGCCCTGCCGGCTAACCGAGCGTCCCCACGCACCCCGCCGGCTCGGGGCGGATCGGCCAGGCCGCTCCCCCTGAACGTGAAGCCCCGACCACCGGCGACCTATTCTGAGTGCTGTTCCATGAGCGGATTTATTGCCGGCGGCACCGTCGCCAGCGGCCTTATCAATACCGATGCCTTCTGGCCCCCCATCGATCTGGATCAGTTGCGCGCCACACTGCGGATCGACGCAAGCGTCACCGCGCCACGCCTGGAAACCGCGGCTGTCGCCGCCGCCATCAGCGTCAACCGCGAGCTGAGCGAATGGCGCGCCACCCAACAAGCGGCCGGCCATACAAAACTTGCTGATATGCCCGGCGAGCGCATCAACGGCGTACTGGTCCTGGTGCACCTCTATCGCCGCGCCATCGAGGCGGCAACCGGGGCCGAAGTTTGCGAGCGCTACCGCTCCTATGACTCCACCAACAGCGGCCATCAGAACGCAGAAGAACTCACCCCTAACATTGACGACTACCGCCGCGACTTGCGCTGGGCGGTGCGTGATTTGCTCGGGGTCAATCGCACCACCGTAGAGCTGATCTGATGAGCGTCACCGTCCGCGCCCACCAAAACGACACCGTCGATGCCCTGTGCTGGCGTCACTACGGCCGCACAGCTGGCGTGACCGAGGCGGTACTCGAAGCCAACCCCGGCCTGGCCGACTACGGGCCGATTCTGCCCCAAGGCCTTGCCGTGCGAATGCCCGAAGCCCAGACGGCCGCACCACAGCGGCAGATGGTGAATCTATGGGACTGATAACCTCCACGAGGTATGAACCTGATGAACAAACCTGAAAGCCTGCGCACTCACCTGCTCTCCACCATAGGCGAACTCAAGCACAACCCCGACCGACTGCTGATTTTCATCGACAACGGCAAAATCCGCTGCACCGCCGCTGCCAGCCTGTCCTTCGAGTACAGCTTCGATCTGCAGGTGATCCTCACCGACTTCGCCGGCCATCCTGACAGTGTGATGTTGCCAGTGCTCGGGTGGTTGAAAGTGAACCAAGCGGATCTGCTTGAAAACCTGAACAAATCAGCAGAAGGCATCCAGTTCGAAGCCGACATTTTGGATAATAGTAAGGTGGACCTCAGCCTGACCCTGTCGCTGACCGAGCGAGTGATTGTGAGGACGGACGCCGGCGGCAATACAACTATCCGCCACCCCGGCGAACCTCAGCGCACTGCCATGTTTCTCGACCCAGCGTGGATACCCGGACCTTGGAAGTCCGGCAGCGAATGGGCTACACCGACGTGACCAATCGACTGGAAGCGCTGGAGAACTGGGCCGAAAGTCCGATACGCCAGCTTCAACCTGCGGCACGAAACAAACTCGCACGCAGCATCGGCCAAGCCCTGCGGCGGAGCCAGCGCCAGCGGATCATCTCCCAGCGCAATCCAGATGGGAGCATGTACACACCACGGAAGCAGCGCAATCTACGAGGCAAAACAAGGAGAGTGAAACGGAAGAAGCAGATGTTTCAAAAACTGCGCACCACAAGACTACTAAAAGCGTATGGCAACAGTCACACCGTCAGCGTAGGTTTTTTTGCACGGGTTGCTGGAATAGCTCGGGTACATCAATTCGGGTTGAAAGAGCATGCCGGGGGAAGGCGCCCTGAGATACTATACAGTCGGCGACAGGTGCTGGGCTTCAACGACTATGATATTGATTTAATCAAAGATCAATTACTGACACACCTCACTCCAATGTGAGAAATAGCTTCTATGGTCATAGGCACCAGGAAATTCAGTCTGTGATCCGCTCAAACCGAAGCAAGGAAGGAGATAGCAATGGAAAATGCTGAGGTTTCAGCAGAGATAAATGTCAGAGTTTCTACAAACGACACGACCAGTACGTTCGAAATAATAAAAGTGCAAGACGAGAATAAATATTATCCTAGAACGCACTACCTATTGATAGAAACCGAGCTAAAATCCCATATCTGGTCCTCTGAGACAGCATCCACCTCCACTTCAAAAATTAAGGTCAGAGCCACTTACCTCTATGGAAGTGATGGCATATACAAAGCCGGATCTTTGATCAGCGAGATGGGAGGGGAAATGCAAAGCTATAGGCAAAGCGTCAGAGTGACTAATGGTGCGGTTATGGTCGACAGCTCAATGCGTGGATTGCACGTAGGCACCTATCTTTTTCATAAAATTGTCACTTGGGCAAAACAATTCGACCCTTCATATAACATCGTACCCATATCAGTGATCGCTGGAGATGCAGACAAGGATAACAAAGACAGGAGAAACAAATTATACGAAAACTCAGGAATACAATTCATATGGGATGGCTCAGCAGGGATGCAGGGAAGCTCCGACCCTACTTTAACCGTTTCAGATCTCATAGCCTACGCTAATTGGCCTAACATTCAAAAAGACTATGGGATGCGGTCCCTTGATAAGACTTGGCAAGAGTTAGCGACCTTAAAGGTACAGGTACAAAGCCTTAAAGCCGCGAATCGTTTCTGCCGCCGCCAATATAATACAATTGAATCACGCCTTAAAATATTAGCAGGCCTTATAAGTATACCTCTTTGCATTGGATGTCTTTTGTTAGGGCTCGCTGTGGGAAAAGCAATCGGTTGACGATCCAAGCTATCGAGCATCTAAATTATGTTTTGCCGTGCTCATGTAATCGCCCCAACGTAGAGCAGGGACAACATAAGAAACAACTCGCCTAAACACCTAAGCAACTGAGAAAAAAATGTACGAGACGGCCAAAAAATTTGAAAAAGTGGCATCTACGCTGTTGATGCACTTGGGATTTCACATATCCACCAATCCCGCCCAAGTTGATTTTTATGCAATAAAAGAAAATCTAACCTGGGCTGTTGAAATAAAACACTACAAAACCCAACGAGCACAGCTAACACTACTCAAGACCGCGGCACGGCAGATCCGATTAGAAATGGATAACAATCCAACTCTGAAAGGATTACTTATCGCTTCATGCATCCTTACAGACAATCAGAAGGAACATCTAAGAAAGGAATACGGCATCTCCGTCTTCGACAGACAGCTCTTACTGAGTATGGCCTCTGATTCCCCTGAGATAACTGAGGACTTACACGCGTTATTCGAAATCGACCCAAATGACCTTTCAGTTAGCATCGAGAAATTTTACAATCTAGATAAAGAACTAGCTCCCCCAGTCGCTTCAGAGCTTGAAGAGTCCCTGCCCTTAGACACCACCGGCACTGAACTTTGCAAATCTCTTCGCGCAATAGAAGCTGGCAGGCCAGGCTGGAGCGACTACGAAAAAAAATGTATAGAAATCCTCCAATATTTATTCAAAGATCACTTAGCAGGCTGGAAAGACCAACGAAAAACTGATGACGAACTCAATCGATTTGATCTCGTATGCAGGATAAAACCCGTCACGGACTTTTGGAAATTTATCATACACAACTTAGAAAGCAGATACATGATATTTGAATTTAAAAATTATGAACACCCTATAAAACAAGGACAAGTATTAACCACCGAAAAATATCTCCTTGAAAAGGGATTACGAAAAGTCGCCATTATGCTAACTAGAAAAGGCGCTCATGAAAGCGCAACTAAGATGGCTCAAGGGGCAATGAGAGAAACAGGAAAACTCATCATCATCCTTGATGACGACCAAATTTGCGAAATGCTTCATATGAAAGAAAAAGGGAGTGATCCGACTGACTTCTTATTTGACGTTACGGATGATTTCCTTCTCTCTCTCCCTCGCTGAGCCTTGTAGGCTGCAACTAGACAACCGTAGCAAGTAATTTATTTCCAAACCTGGCGCCATTATTGGCGCCATGAATAAGTTACCTACCCTCGCCCGCCTAATCGAAAACCTCATCCGTTACGGCACCATCGCCGCCGTCCAGATGAAGCCCCCACGTGTACGAGTAAAAACCGGAACCCTAACCACCGCCTGGCTACCCTGGATCGCGCTACGAGCCGGGGCCGACCGCGAGTGGAACCCTCCGACGAAAAACGAACAGGTCCTACTCTTCAGCCCCTCCGGCCAGCTCACCAACGGCGTGGTCTTGACCGGTTTGTTCAGCGACCACAACCCAGCCAACGGCGACCGCGAAGGCTTGCACCGAGTCACCTACCGCGATGGCACGGTGATTGAGTACGACAGCATCACCCACCATCTCAGTGCCACCCTCACCAAGGGAGGCACTACGCACCTGGTCAGCCCCGGCGGCATCAACTTCATCGGCGACATTACCCACAAGGGCAATTACACCCAGACAGGTAACCAGGAAATCACCGGAAAGGTCACCGTATCCGCGGATGTGATTGCCGCCGGCATCAGCCTGGTGAACCACCCGCACGGCGGCGTCATGCCAGGCAGCGGCAAGACGGGTAAACCGGAATGAACCGACACACCGGCGCCGCCATCAGCACCGCGGAAAGCATTGCCCAATCCATGAGCGACATCCTCAGCACCCGCATTGGCACCCGGGTCATGCGCCGCGAATATGGCAGCCTGTTGCCCGAGCTGGTGGACCACCCCTTCAACGACATCACCCGCTTGCAGGTATACGCTGCCACCGTCATGGCGCTGATGCGCTGGGAGCCGCGTATCAGCCTGAGTCGCGTGCAATTCCAGGGCGCCACGCTGCAAGGTCAATCCTCGTTGGACATCGAGGGCAGCATTGTCGATAGCAACGAGCCGTTGAGCCTGAGCGTGCCTCTGAATTTGGGGGGTAGCGCATGAACTCATTCGTCGCAATTGACCTGGGCCAGCTCCCCGCGCCCGAGGTCGTTGAACAGATCGATTACGAGCAGATCCTCGCCGAGCGCAAGGCCTACGCAATCGGCCTCTGGCCGGTCGAAGAACAAGCCGAGATCGCTGCACGGCTTGAGCTGGAATCTGAGCCCCTGACCAAACTGCTCCAAGAGAACGCCTACCGAGAGATGGTATGGCGCCAGCGCGTCAATGAAGCGTCCGTCGCCAACATGCTGGCCCTCGCCAAGGGCAGCGACCTGGAGAACCTGGCCGGCAACTTCAACGTCAGGCGCCTGGTCATTCAGGCCGCCAAGCCCTCGGCCCTGCCGCCGGCCCCGTTGCTGATGGAAAGCGACGACAGCCTGCGGGAGCGGTCTCAAATGGCGTGGGAAGGATTGAGCACCGCCGGCCCGCGCAACAGCTACATCTTTCATGCGCGCTCTGCTGACGGCCAGGTCGCCGACGCCACTGCCGAGAGTCCTGCCCCGGCCGAGGCGGTGGTAACCGTGCAATCAATCCTGGGTGACGGCACCGCCTCGCCCGCGCTGCTGGCAAAGGTCAATGCCTACCTCAGCGACGACGACCGTCGCCCTGTCGCGGATCGGCTCACCGTGCAAAGCGCCCAGGTCATCAACTACCAGGTCAAAGCCAAGCTGTTTCTTTCGACGTCGGGCCCTGAGAGCGAATTGATCCTTGCGGCAGCCAATGCGCAGTTGCTCGCCTTCGTGCACCAACGGCGGCGCCTGGGCTTGGAGGTTTCGGAATCGATTATCCATGCCTCCCTGCACGTCGAGGGTGTGCGCAAGGTCGAGCTGGAGAACTGGGCAGACATCGTCGCCACGAAGTACCAGGCCCCGTACTGCACGGCCATCGACTTGACGTTGGGGGTTGAATAATGGCTGACGCGCCCCTGCTCCCCAGCAATTCGACGCCGTTGGAGCGCCAAGCGGCGCTGGCGCTGGCCCAGATCCAACGTGTGCCGATTCCGTTGCGCACGTTGTACAACCCCGACCTATGCCCGTTGCCCCTGCTGCCTTATCTGGCCTGGACCTTTTCAGTGGATCGCTGGGACGGCAAGTGGCCCGAAGCGGCCAAGCGCGCCGCCATCCACAGCGCGTACTACATCCATTCGCGCAAAGGCACGCTCGGGTCACTGCGCCGCGTTGTTGAACCGCTGGGGTATCTGGTGGATGTCGTGGAGTGGTGGCAGACCGAACCTGAAGGGCCTCGCGCCACCTTTACTTTACAGATCGGTGTACTGGAGTCCGGTATCACCGAAGCGATGTATCGAGAGCTGGTCTGGCTCATCGACGACGCAAAACCTCTAACCCGACACCTAATCGGGCTCGACATCATTCTGGAGACCACTCTCGACGCCTTCGCCGGTCTAGCGATTTACGACGGCGATGAAATCGACGTGTACCCCTGGAGCAACCCCGACATCAACGTGAGCATCAATGGATATACCGGCATGAGCCTCTACACCCTCGACGAACTGGATGTGTTTCCCCATGGTGGATGAAAAAACAATCTTCGGCGGCATGTTGACCGCGCTTGGCGCCGCCAAGAAAACCAACTGCGATGCCCTCGGCATACCTTGGGAACCCAAGTACATGCTGATCGGTGACGCCAACGGCACCGACCCGGTACCGAGCCCCACACAAACCAAGTTGATCAACCAGGTCTATCGCGCCCAGCTTAATCAGCTACGTGTCTCACCGACTGATCCAAACGTTCTCATCGCTGAATTAGTGTTGCCACCAGACGTGGGCGGTTGGTGGGTTCGTGAACTGGCGCTAGAAGATAAGGACGGTGTGTTTTGTGCCGTTGGAAATGCGGCCCCCAGCTATAAGCCCTTGTTGACACAGGGCACGGGCCGTAACCAAGTGGTGCGGATGCACATCATTACCACTGGAACCGCGAATATTCAGCTGAAAATTGATCCTTCGGTGGTGCTGGCGACTCGCGAATATGTGGATAACCGGATTCAAGAAGAGCTGCACAAACTCGATCACAAGCCGTCGGTTCGCGTAGCCAGCACGGCCAACATCAAGCTGACGGGGCTTCAGAAGGTCGACGGCGTGACAGTGGTTGCAGGCGACCGAGTGTTAGTGAAAGACCAGAAGGCGGCTAAGGAAAACGGCGTTTACATGGCCTCCACCGGAAGTTGGCAACGCTCGCAGGATGTCGACAGCAGTATCAAAGTAACCTCGGCACTCTTCGTATCCGTGGAACAAGGCACCCTCCAGGCCGACACGCTCTGGCAGTTGGTGACTGACGATGTCATTGAGCTGAACACCACCGCACTGACATTTCGGAACGTGACGCAAAACGATGCGCCCAGTCGACTGGCTACCCAGTCAGAAGTCGACGTCGGAAAGCTTGATAAGGTGGCGGTATCCCCGAAAACGATGCGCTGGGGCTTTGCCGCCGCCCTTCATCCAAACGGCTACATCATTTTTCCTTCGTGGCTCGGTGGCTTCATCATCCAGTGGAGCCGGGACGTGATCCCAGAGGGTGCAGGTGAAGTCCAGATGAACCTGCCAATAGCCTTTCCTAACAGCTACTTTGGCTCCTCAATATCATCTTCATCCGCCGAAGTGGTCGCCATGAATCGATTTGAACACTCCCTAAGCAGCGTCCATGTGCAGGCACGATCGATTAGCAGTTCAGGCGTTGATGCACCAAAAGTGAAGGTTTATTTCCAATATATTTGCTTCGGGAGATGACATGCGCAAATACAGCAAGAGCACTGGAACGAGCTACATTGTCGGCCTTCACCAGGACATCCCTTTTGACGCAGTAGATATCTCAGATGAATGCTATGAGCGAGTAATCGGAAATCCTGCCCCAGGAAAAGTGCGCAGCCATGACGCAATCGGGTTGCCAATTCTGATCGAACCACTTCCCATTACGCGGGATCAATTCGCGGTCATTGAGCGTCTTTGGCGAGACGCTCAGATTAACCAGCTGCGCTGGCTACGCGAACGCCATCGGGATGAGGTGGATTCAGCACGGCCAACAACACTGACTGTTGAACAATCAACAGAGCTGCTTGATTACGTCCAGGCCTTGCGCGACTGGCCGATAGCCCCTGATTTTCCACGCTCAGATTGTCGACCTGTAGGGCCGTCGTGGGTAGTTGACCAGAATCGATAATCACCGATGCGTTATCAGACTTCTCTGACAGTAGGAACCAAACTACAGCCACATACCCAGTAACACCGAACGGAAGCCCAAAGGCTACATCACCTTGCTCCTTTGCCTACAACTAAGCCAGAATCCGCCCGCTTGTGCACCAGGGGACGCGACGGTAGCTTAGATCCTGTCACTGCTCATCAGTGATCGGGTTTAGCAGCCCAGAACTTCTGACGCACAATGCTGCACATTTGCTAGCAGGCTTTAGTGCCCGCTCGTTATGTAATGGCGGTTGTGCGTGGGAGACCTTCGGGTCTGCCGGTTTAAGAGGTCCGGTCTGCTAACCCGCGTACAGCCGCCACCCTTTTTCGTTTAGCAGCGAAACAAGGCGGCTCCACTACCTCTTAGAGTATTCACCATGTTCAAGGTCACACCCAATCCTCCGGAATCAGATCCCACCTCTTCCTACTCAAGCCTCGACCCAGAAAAATTCCACGAAGCCACTGAGCGGGCGCTTGATTATTATTTGAAGCCGGAACAGGCCAAACCCAAGAAAGAACCCGCAGCGGATCAGCTCTTCACTGTCGTCGAGAGCATCGACACGGAAAGCCTGCTCGCCAACCTCAGCGAAAACCTGGCCTCCGCCAATGCCATGATCAGCGACCTGGCATTCGATCTCGAAGGTTCTCGCCGGCATGTTGCGATGGGCATCCAGCAAGTCATTGAAGTAAGTGAACTGCTGGCGAATCGTGCGCTGGCTATCGTCGATCCGCGGTAGCAACGGGGCCGTGACCGAAAGGGTTGTCCGGCGCTTATAGCCTCCCCTGTCTACAAGGCCGTCGGCTCGCCCAATCGGTGCAAGCGCGGCAGCCTGTGCAGTGTCATTTCAAACACTGCACAGGCACCCCATGACCGATTATCTCCATGGCATGCGGGTCATCGAACTCAACGACGACACCCGCCCCATCCGCTCCATCCCCACCGCTGTCATCGGCATGGTCTGTACGGCTGACAACCGTCCTGGGTAGCTCGGCAGACTCCAAAACGCTGAGTGCGATGTCCCATTCTGTTAATGGCAGGGACAGAGCCTACAGGCACATACCCAGTTACACCGGATGCTGGCCCAAAGGCTACATCACCTTGCTCCTTTGCCTACAACTAAGCCAGAATCCGCCCGCTTGTGCGTCTTGGTCCGTATCGGTAGCTTGGTTCCCGTCACTGCACATCAGTGATCGGGTTTAGCGACTCGAATCGGTATGGATGCAACAGCACTCGTTATTTCGTTGCGGATGTAATGTCTGTAATCGTTGCAATGGCGGCTGTTCGCGGGAGACCTTCGGGTCTGCCGGGCTCCTGTACCCCCGGTTCGCTAACCTGCGTCCAGCCGCCACCCTTACTTGCTTAGCGACAAGTCATGGTGGCCCAATCAGGTCAGGAGTTTCACCATGTTCAAGGTCACACCCAATCCTCCGGAATCGGACCCTACCTCTTCCTACTCAAGCCTCGACCCGGAAAAATTCCACGAAGCCACTGAGCGGGCGCTTGATTATTATTTGAAGCCGCAACAGGCCAAGCCCAAGGAAGAACCACCCGCGGATCAGCTATTCACCGTCATCGAGAGCATCGACACTGAAAGCCTGCTCGCCAACCTCAGCGAAAACCTGGCCTCCGCCAATGCCATGATCAGCGACCTGGCATTCGATCTCGAAGGTTCTCGTCGACACGTCGCGATGGGCATCCAGCAAGTCATTGAAGTGAGTGAACTGCTGGCGAATCGTGCGCTGGCTATCGTCGATCCGCGTTAGCAACGGGGCCGTGGCCGAAAGGGCTAACCGGCACTTGTAGCCTCCCCTGCCTACAAGGCCGTCGGCTCGCCCAATCGGTGCAAGCGCGGCAGCCTGTGCAGTGTCACTTCAAACACTGCACAGGCACCCCATGACCGATTATCTCCATGGCGTGCGGGTCATCGAACTCAACGACGGCACCCGCCCCATTCGCTCCATTCCCACCGCTGTCATAGGCATGGTCTGCACGGCCGACGACGCCGATGCGGCCGCTTTCCCCTTCGACACCCCGGTCCTGCTCACCAACGTTCAAACCGCCATCGGCAAGGCCGGTATCACGGGCACCCTTGCGTCCAGCCTACAGGCCATCGCCGACCAGACCCGGCCCTACACCATTGTCGTGCGCGTGAAGGAAGGCGCTACCGAAGAAGAGACCACCAGCGCCCTGATAGGCACCACCACGGCCGAAGGTAAATACACCGGCATGAAAGCCCTGCTCGCCGCCAAAGCCCGCGTCGGCATGGTGCCACGCATCCTGGGTGTGCCAGGCCTCGACAGCTTGCCGGTGGCCACCGCCCTGGTGTCCATCGCTCAGCAGGTACGCGGCTTTGCCTACGTCACCGCCTGGGCCTGCAAAACCAAGGAAGACGTGGTCGCTTACCGGGCCAATTTCGGCGCCCGTGAAGCGATGGTTATCTGGCCTGAATTCCGGAATTGGAACACCGCTACCAACGCCACGGTGACCGCCTCGGCGGTGGCCCGCGCCTTGGGTCTGCGCGCCAAGATCGATCAGGAAGTGGGCTGGCACAAAACCCTGTCCAACGTCCCGGTCAACGGTGTCACTGGCATCAGTGCTGATGTGTTTTGGGATCTGCAGAACCCCGCCACCGACGCCAACTACCTCAACAGCCACGAAGTCACCACGCTCATCAACGAAGGCGGCTTTCGCTTCTGGGGCAGTCGCACCACCAGCTCGGACCCCCTATTCGCTTTTGAGAATTACACCCGTACCGCGCAGATCCTCGCCGACACGATGGCCGAAGCGCATATGTGGGCGGTGGACAAACCGCTGCATGCATCCCTGGTGCGCGACCTCATCGAAGGCATCAACGCCAAGTTCCGCGAGATGATCGGCGCGGGCTATTTGATCGGCGGCAAATGCTGGTATCCGGACGATGCCAACGATAAGGACACCCTCAAGGCCGGCAAGCTGTTCCTGGACTACGACTACACGCCCGTGCTACCGCTGGAAGACCTCACATTGCGGCAGCGCATCACCGACCGCTACCTGATCGACTTCGCCAGCAAGATCAATAGCTGACCCCGCCCCTGCGCACCGGAGAACCCGACATGGCCATGCCTCGCAAACTCAAAAATCTCAACCTGTTCAACGACGCCAACAGCTACCTGGGCGTGGTCAAGTCCGTCACCCTGCCGCCGCTCGGCCGCAAGATGGAAGGCTATCGCGGCGGCGGCATGAACGGCCCGGTCAAGGCCGACCTCGGTTTCTCCGACGACGGTATCCAGTTGGTTTGGAAAACCGGTGGGCTGGACCTGATCGTTCTCAGGCAGTTCGGCGCCGTCAACGCCTCGGGCATCGCGTTGCGTTTTTCCGGCGCCTTTCAGCAGGACGACACCGAAGTCATCAGCGCGGTCGAGGTGGTGATGCGCGGACGTCACGAGACCATCGAGATGGGCGAAGCCCAGCCCGGTGAAGACACCGAACACAGCATCACCACCACCTGCACCTACTACCGATTGATTGTCGACAACGAAGACATCATCGAAATCGACCTGCTCAATTTCATCGAAATCGTCGGTGGCGTGGACCTGCTGGACAAGCAGCGCAAAGCCATCGGCATCTGACCTATCCCGCTATCTGGAGCCCGTAATGAACACACACGACAACCTCGAAACCCTGCCGCCCCAGGACGACAACACCGTGCACCTGGATACCCCAATCATCCGCGGCAAAACCATAATTGAGAGCATCACTTTACGAAAACCACAGTCCGGTGAACTGCGCGGTGTGCAACTGGTGGACCTGTTGAATATGGACGTCGCCACCCTGTTCAAGATCCTGCCGCGCATCAGCCAGCCCAGTATCACCGCCCCGGAAGCCGCCAACCTGGACCCGGCCGACTTGTTCACCTGCGGCGCCAAGATCGCCGGTTTTTTATTGCAGAAAGCGGCGAAACCCGATGCCTGCCTCGTTGCGTAGAAGACGCCATGGCCGACCTGGCTGTAGTTTTTCACTGGGCGCCGGCTGACATGGACACGCTGGATCTGCAAGAGCTGATGGAATGGCGCGAGCGCGCCCGTGTGCGGAGTAACACCGATGGCGAATGACTTGAAACTGCGTGTGCTGCTCGATGCCATCGACAAAGCCAGCGGCCCGCTGAAGGCCATCGACAAAAGCAGCACCGCCACCGCTCGTGCCTTGAAAGAAACCCGCGACCGACTTAAGGCGCTCAACGCGCAGCAGCACGATGTCAGTGCCTGGCGTGCTCAACGCGAAGCTGCATTGCGCACCGAACGGGCGCTCAATGCAGCGCGGGATAAGGTCAAAACACTTAGCCAGCAGTTCGCGGCCACCGGGGCGCCGACCCGTGCCATGACCCAGCATTTTCAGAAGGCTGTCCGGGCCGCTCAGGCGCTCAAGCAACAGCATCAAAAACAAAACGAACAGCTCCAGACACTGCGAAGCCGAATGTCCGCCGCCGGCATCAGCACCCAACACCTGGCCCGCGATGAACGTCATTTACGGCGCCAGATCGGCAGCACTACCGCCAGCCTCAGCGCCCAACAAAAACAACTCGCCGCGTTGACGGAACAACGCCGACGCTTCAACGCTGCGCGGAGCTCGATGGACAGCTCTCGACGCACCGCTGGCGAGCTGGCCGCCAAGGGGGCTGTCGCGACGGCGGGCGGTGGTTCGGTTTTGTATGCAGGGGCGCGGTTGCTGTCGCCGGGCGTCGATTTCGACGCCAGCATGAGCCAAGTGCAGGCCATCACTCGACTCGACGAACAGGCCGACGCACTCAAGGCCCTGCGCGCCCAGGCGCGTCGGCTGGGCGGCGCGACCCAGTTCACGGCGGGCCAGGCCGCCGATGCGCAGGGCTATCTTGGAATGGCAGGTTTTGAGCCCCACGCCATCCAGACCGCGATGCCCGGCATGCTCAAACTCGCGGCGGCCGGCGGCACTGAACTGGCCCAAACTGCCGACATCGCTTCGAACATTCTTTCCGGCCTCGGACTGACGGCCGATGAAATGGATCGCTTGGGCGACGTATTGGTGGGCACGTTCACCCGTTCGAATACAACCTTGCAAATGCTAGGCGACACCATGAAATACGCCGCGCCCATGGCGAAGACCTACGGCGTGGAAATGGAAGTGGCCGCGGCGATGGCCGGCAAACTCGGCGATGCAGGTTTACAAGGCAGCATGGGCGGCACGGCGCTCAGCTCGATCATGAACCGCCTGGCCGCACCGCCCAAAGGCGCGGAAAAGGCTCTGAAGCAACTGAACATCGCCACAGCCGACGCTGCTGGAAATCTGCGTCCGCTGCCGGATCTGCTGAAGGAGATCCACGCCAAAACCCGCGCCCTCGGTACTGCTGAGAAAGGCGGCCTGTTCAAAGCCATTGCCGGTGAAGAGGCGGTAAAAGGCATGGCCCAACTGGTCGAACAAGCCGGCACCGGTCAGCTACAAATACTTATCGCGAGCCTGCGCCAAAGCCGAGGCGAAGCCGCTCGTACGGCCAAGGTCATGGCGGACAATCTCAAGGGTGACCTGGTTACCCTCAGCAGTGCCTGGCAAGACCTGGGCATCGAACTGCAAGACCAGCAGAACGGCCCGCTAAGGGAGCTGGTGCAGTCCGTGACCGAGCTTGTCCGAAGCATCAAAACCTGGACGCGGGAAAATCCAAAGCTTGCGGCCGGGCTCGTGAAAACCATCGCCATTATCGCAGCGCTGGCTGTCGGCTTCGGCGGTTTGATGTTGGCCCTGGCAAGTGTGCTGCTGCCGTTCGCAGCGTTACGGTTTTTCCTGGTGTTGCTGGGCTTTCGCTTGCCAGGATTGATTGGTCTGCTGACGACGCTGGGCCGTACCGTGCTGCCTTTTCTCGCCAAAGGACTCTTGATGGTCGGGCGTGCTCTGATGCTCAACCCCATTGGTTTGACCATCACTGCCATCGCCGGCGCGGCGTACCTGTTGTATCAACATTGGGACGCCGTGACGGCCTATTTGCTTGGCGCTTGGGACGAGATCCGAAGCGGCTTTGATGATGGGCTGGGCGGCATCCTGAAAGTGCTCGCAGACTTCAGTCCGGTTGGGCTGATCTACCAAGCTTTCGCCGCCGTCATGAAATACCTGGGCGTCGATCTACCCAGTCGGTTTACCGCTTTTGGCGGGCTGATGATCGATGGCCTGGTTAACGGGTTGACCGCCGGTTTGGGCAAGCTTAAGGAAGTGGTCGATCGGCTTGGCACCCGAACGATTGATGCCTTCAAAGAAACCCTTGGCATTCACAGCCCCTCGCGAGTATTTGCCGAGCTGGGCGGCTTCACCATGGATGGTCTCGTCCAGGGCTTATCACGGCGGGCCGACGACCCCGTGCGCGCCATGACGGTCTTAAGCCAACGGCTCATCGAGGCCGATGGACGCTTGGCGTCCGTTGACTCAATGACGATTGATCATCGCGCCCCGATCAGCCCTCGGCCCGCCCAGCACATCGACAGCCACGACACTTACGCCATCCACATCCACGCAACGCCCGGCATGGACGCCAATGCCGTCGCTCGCAATGTGCGTGCCGAGCTGACACGGCATCAACACGAGCAAGCCGCTCGACGTCGCAGCCGCCTTGCGGACCTGGAGTAACCGACCATGATGCTTGCCCTGGGCATGTTCGTGTTCAGCCTTTCCACCGCGGCCTATCAGGCATTACAACGTCAAACCGAGTGGCGCCATGCAAGCAATCCACGCGTTGGCGCAGCACCAGCCCGACAGTTTGTCGGGCGCGGTGACGACACCATTACCCTGCCCGGCATCATCCTGCCGGAGCTGGCCGGCAGCGCACTGAGCCTCGATGCCCTGCGCCTGATGGCAAACACCGGTAAGGCCTGGCCGATGGTTGAAGGCAGCGGTCGAATCTATGGCTTGTGGATTATCGAGAGCCTGAACGAAACCAAAACCCTGTTCTTCCGTGACGGCACGCCGCGACGCATCGAGTTCACGCTCAGCCTCAAGCGCATCGATGACGACCGTATTGACCTGCTCGGCGCAGCCACCCGCGTGGGCGTCAGCATCATGAGGGCGCTGCTGTGATCGACGCGGTACTGTGCAAGGTCACCGGCTACATCGAAGGCCTGGTCGATGGCTACCGCCGCGATGCCGCTTACCCCGTGCCGGCGTATCGCGTCACTGTCGATGGCAAGGACATCGCCCATTTGATCAGCCCGCGTCTGATGAATCTGGACCTGACCGATAACCGCGGCATCGAGGCCGACCAACTCAGCATCACCCTTAGCGATCATGATGGGTTGCTGACTATTCCACCGAAGGGCGCGGTCATCCGCCTGTGGCTGGGCTGGAGCGACACCGGCCTGGTGGACAAAGGCAGCTACACGGTCGATGAAATCGAACACAGCGGCGCGCCGGACGTGCTGAACATTCGCGCCCGTTCGGCGGACTTGCGCAAAGGCTTCAAAACCAAGCGCGAGCGCAGCTGGAGCAACACCACGCTCGGGGCCGTGCTGGGCGATATCGCCTTGGGCGACGGCCTGACCGCCTGCGTTGCCGACGCCTTGGCCGGGTCGCCCATCCTGCAGTTGGACCAGGCCAACGAGTCCGACGCCAACCTGATCAGTCGCATCGGCGAAGAATTCGACGCCGTGGTCACCGTCAAGGCGGGGTGCCTGCTGTGCCTGCCGGCTGGCGGCGGCAAGACCGCCAGCGGCACCGATCTGCCGCATATCACCCTCACCCGCGCCGACGGCGACCAACATCGCTACCTGGAAGCCGATCGCGACAGCTATGACGGGGTGCGAGCATATTTCTACGACGTGAACAGCGCGAAGAAACAAGAGGCCATTGCTGGCGGTGGCGACTATCTCAAAGACCTGCGCCACACCTACAGCGACCGCCACTCAGCCCTGCGCGCCGCTCGTGCTGAATTCAATCGGTTACAGCGTGGTAGCGCGACGCTCAGCTACACCCTCGCCCGGGGGCGTCCAGACCTGATTCCCGAATTGACCTACACCTTTCAGGGCGTAAAACCGGAGATCGACGCCATCGTCTGGTACGGCGGCAACGTGCTACACAGCCTCAATGCGGACAACGGTTACACGGTCGACCTGGTGCTTGAAAGCAAGCTGCCCGAGGACAGGGTTGAGGATCTGGCTGAAGAGAACAAAGGCGACTTTACCGGAGTGATTGCTCACTACCGCGACAGGAGGACCCGGAAGGAAAAGACAGTGTCGGTCGGTGATCAAAGCAGGCCTAAGCGACTGCGCTGGTTGTACGCCACGGAGAAATCGGCCAAGCGAGCGATTGACCGGGAGTGGCGACGAATGCAGACAGAGACGCCATGACTCGGGCACGGAAAAACGATTACGTACATCTCAAGGACGATTGCATGCAGGACATACGTTGCGGCCATTGCTGTCGCAAGCTGGCCGCCGCCAGCGGCTTCCAGGAACTCCAGATCAAATGTCCGCGTTGCCGGACGCTCAACCATTTGAAGGCCCAGAGCCTCCCCCCAGCGTGCCGCGAGCATCCAGAACACCGAGTTCAAGAATGCAGCGACCCACGATTGGAAGCCTGTTCGCAGGCATAGGAGGTTTTGATGTCGGATTTGAAAACGCGGGATACCGCAGCGCCTGGCAAGTTGAACTCAACCCCATCAACCGGGCTGTGCTTGCCGATCGATTTCCCCATGCACAGCAATTTGAAGACGTGCGCCAGTGCGGCGCCCACAACCTATCCCCCGTCGACGTGCTCACCGCCGGCTTCCCCTGTCAGGACATCAGCCTCGCCGGTAGCCGCGAAGACAACCAAGACACCAGAGGCCTACGCGGCGAGCGCAGCGGCCTCTTTTGGGAAGTCATACGTATCCTCAAAGAGATACAACCTGGCTGGGTGGTCCTTGAAAACGTCGTTAACCTGCTCGCTGTCAACGATAGCCAAGACTTTGAAACAGTCGTCCGGGCCCTTGCGGAGTGCGGGTATGTGGGATTTTGGCGAGTGCTTAATGCTCAATATTTCGGAGTCCCCCAGCAACGTCGTCGAATATTCCTAGTCGCCGGTTATCGACGAATGCCCCCCTTCGAGTTCCTGGCTGACGCCGCGCCAGTGGACGCAATACCTCCAGCGTCTCGCTCGATCCAATGGCCTCGGCCCGCGGATGCCTGGGCTGCCAATACTCTATTGGCAAACAAAGCCGGCTCCCAGATCGCTATGGGCTGTACCACTTTCGTCGCTCACCCGAACGCATGGGATCAGATGGTTGAGCGGCAGCGAGCGTCTGAAGATGATGGGTTTTGCCTCGGACTGGATGCGGCCAACCTTGCGGAGGCTTTCAGTGCCGGAAACGCCGTTGTTACGCAGGTCGCGGAGTGGGTTGGACGGGGGTTGATGCCATATCGATCGTCATATCCTGACCGGTCGAATCCCAGCGCGACCACAGCCCTGACACCCCAGTAACAGTTTTTACAGAGCGCCAACCCTCACGATCTTCAGCAATGCCACCTTAGGGAGAAGGGTGGCATTTCGCCACTCCGCAGAGTAGGATGCTTTTTCAGTCATAGGGAAATAGGCAAATGGAATTCGACTTTTCTGTTTTATACGACACCGACGAAAAAGAATTTAATGGCCTGGATTTATATTATGGCTCCAAGTCATTACAAGGTATTAGCGAAGCAATATCGATTGCGACTCACGGCATCGTCAACAAATCCTATATAAGCCGATCCACCGCTAGAAAAGGGATTAAAATTGATTTTAAAACCAGCTTTAGCGGATCTTTCAAACAGCGATTCAAAGTCGCTTTCACTAACGAAAAAACCATTGCAAGCCTGCATACCCTCACCACCAAAAGCTATATTGAACTGCTGCAATATACGCTAGGCCAAGTCATCGGCGACAACCGCGAAATAAACAGACGAACAGCTATTAAGACCTTCGAAAAAATGTACTTCAGCGAAGACATAACACATCGTCTTACCACATCGATTTCCGACGTACATTTACCGGTTAAACATCAAGGATTAAAAGCCACGCTCTACGCCGCACAAACCCCTATAGCAACCTTTAATCAAAACACGCTAAGTTATCTCGAAGAAGAGATAACCAATCCAATCATTGAAAGACTCGTTGTTGGTATCAGCAGATTCAACGCTCGCACTGGCACGGGACGGCTGGTGCAAGATATTGATGGCGACTCTTTCAGCTTCGTGCCGCATCATATGTTTACAAAGCGACAAAAAAGCATCCTTGTCAGAAGCCTTTACGGAATAACCCAAGGCAATTTTACTGCCCTACAAGCTGAGGTAAGCCGTGTAACGCTCAACAATGGTGCGACCAAGTACTTTATTTTGCACAAAGCTGACCTGATCGAATGAAGCGCTGGCTGATAGTCTGTGTACTTATCCTGCTCTCCGGAATGTACTACACTTACTTCAGTATTGTTGGAGACATTGCAAAAGAAGACCTTGGCCCCTTAGGAGACTTTATAGGCGGAAATATAAATCCTCTTCTGACTTTTATTTCCGTAGTACTACTGATCGACACCGTGGTCATCCAACGTAAAGCTGCTGACGATTCTAAAGCCTCTGAAATAGAGGCTCGAAAAACCATAAAACTGCAATCCGACCTAGCCGCAAAACAGAGCTTCGAATCATCACTATTTAATTTGATAGCTCTTTGCCTAAATGAAATCAAAAACGCACGTCTACCATTAAAAAGCGGCATATACACGGGCAATCAAGCCTTCGGGCAATACCTAGAAGTATTTGACCAACTCATGCCAGCTCATCACAAGACCAGCATACTCAACAAAATGGAGGAGCTTTCAACGGATGCGCTCTATGATAATTTAAAAAATTTTGCAATGGTTTTTAAATTCATTACAGACTACGCGACCCCCTCCGAAAAAGAAAACTACATATCCATCGCCTTAACCATGATGCCTACATCGTTGATTGCATTACTCTGCGTAGCTCGTAATCACGGCCAATGGCCAATTCTTTCCAGCTTCGAAACCGCTGGGATATTTAATCGTGACAGTCTAAAAAGCTACATCATTCATTACTCATAAATTATCAATTCCGGACTACATCGCCTGCTACAACTCAGCGGTTGTCACATCGGCACCATGGGTAAGCATGGTGTCCAATACACGGCTCAGTTCAGCGTCCGAAAGGGTCAACAACGCGGCCATGTAGAAGTGCATGTGCACCCCAAGGGTACGCGGCGCGCCGCCTCCGGTGTACTTACGCCACTGCCCGCCCTGAGCCAGACCAGCCAGCTCGGCCATTTGCTGGCTGGTATAACCGAGGTCAATTTTCAGGCGCGCCAAAGCGTCCGCGGACGGCGGACTGTACTGCTCGATTATTTTCATGGGGGCTCGATGCTGGAAGGCCCCGCGATTGCGAGGCCTGGTCCGGTTAGACGAATTTGATCAGCAGGGTGGTGACGGTGGCCACCGTGCCTATCAAGCCGGTGGCAACCGCGACTGGGTACCAGAACGTTTCGCGGGTCATTTTCCCGGCTTCGGCGTTGAGCTTCTTCGTCTCGGCCATCAGCTTAGCGATTTCGACGTGGACCTTTTCCAGTTCTGCGCCGCTCATACTGAATTCCTGCATGGTGTTCATCCTTTCGGGTCACGGGTCGCGCTTTGTGCGCTGCCCTGAGACTCATGTTGACCCTTAAGGTACAGGCCGCAAGCTTTCTCATGTTTCTGAGTATAACCATTTGAAACCCTCGCAGCTTGATACCACGTCCAATTGCCAATCGCCAACCTCAAGCCTACGCCATGAAAGCCAGTACAGGGACGATCTCTTGCGGAACGCGACCAGTCAGCACCAGGAAGCGGCGCCAAACACCATAAGGCGGGGCCTTACTGCCATCCTTGAAGGCCCTTACACGGCGATCCGAAGACAACCCTAACAGGGCCGCCAGCTTTGCGTCGGTGTTGTACGCCGGAAAATGCGCCTGAAAGTGCCGGAAGTACGCACCTATAAGATCCCGGTGCGGTGGCTCCCATCCCTCTTGCTCGGTCAGCAGGTGGGTACGCGGGTACTGGCTTTCGTCCACCTCGGTTTGCCCTGGCAGTTTCGGTGCCTTCAGGTTGGCTTGGAGCTGCGCAACGCCCGCCTTCGTTGCCGCCTCGAACACGAAAGCCTGCTGTTCGGTAATGCTCGGTAGATCAATGTTCATAAACCAATTCCTTAAGCGCCTGTGAAGCGTCAGGGGCCTTGCGGCCCCCTTTGCTACCGTGGCGACAGCTCGATACGTCGAACGTCTGAAACACGGATATTGACCAAGCTCAACGTCCCGGCGGCTACCCTTTGCCAGTCGCCTCGCTGGTGAATCGCCGCGAGACAGTAAAACAGGTAATCCGGTCACAACAGATCAGTTCGTTCCACCCGTAACCCGATGTGCTCGGGCTTGTAGCTTCGGGTGGGTTCGCCGCACCGTTGTATTGAGTCCCGCCGTACGATCCAGAAATGTGCCTCGGGAAAGCGCGTGCGGATGGTCGCCACCTCAGAAAGTTTCATCTCGTTCTCCGCCGGCGGCATGGCTAGCCCCCTCAGAGTCGAGTGGCTTTCTGCATGCCACCAACGGAATGAATATTAGGCTCTTTGAGCCTATTCGGAAAGACTTTATTAGGCTCAAAGCGCCTAGAAATGTAACAGCTTATCCCCAACACCGAGCCCAATCGAAGGCCGATTGGGGACCCGAACGGCCTCGTTGGATTTTGAGGGTCTACTGAGGCCCTATTGAGGAATTAATAAGGTACTAATGTGGTTCTAACAAGACGCTAGTGAAACTAATGCGGTGCGAAGAAGGACAGTGAACTGGGATGAAGTAGCATGAACAACAATGAGACACTATTAAGGGCCTATTGAGTCCCGAACAGCTATTGCGCAACGTTGCGCAACACTACGCAACTGATAGCTTGTGAACTAAACGTTCAATCTGAGCGCACCGATAGATTAGCGGCCTAGGGCGTACGACCGTTCGTCGGATTACTTAAGAGTGCAAGTCTTTACAAGTGTTTACTTAAGTAAATTTTCGCTTGTTGGCTTAATTGTGGAAAACTCCAGCAAAGCCTTGCGGGGCAAGCGATGGCGCTTTAAAAAATATTTTCAGAGCATCCAGGCGCGAAAAAGCCCGGCCTGGGCCGGGCTTCGCAGGCTTAAAATCGGTGTTGCTCTGGTTGGAAAAAACCTAGATGATTCTCTCAACCGCCGATCAAAGCCGTCTTACTTTTGTCTTCGAACCCAAAGGTTATGGCTTGCCAGCAGCTCAGTCAACCGCGTTCCGTTGGCGTTACGTACGTAATTATGTACGTAGTTGTGCTAAGTGCAATCACTTGTTGACATAGTAGAACTACATCAATAAGTGATTTGAAAGGCGGGGACCTAGGGGGGTTCTATTTACAGAACCTTGTGTTCCGCCTTCTTATGGAGAGCAGAAATGGTGAAAGCCTTTCGTTTTATTCCTGAAGAATTGATCCGTGCGTTGCAAGCTGCGTACTGGTCTATCCGCCTTATCCGCATCCTTCTGTAACTTGCAGCAACGAGCAGGGGCCTAGGCCCCTGCTTTCTTTTAACCTTAAAAGATTCAGTTACATCTCACTGTCCATAACTGATCGAGCCTCGTTGTGAAGCTCTGGCTCATCATCTCTCGCCGCATCCCCCAAGCAGGACTGACCGGGACGCTACCAGTACGCAAAGTTCCGCGCCCCCATCGTTGATTAATCTCATCCAGGACGCCCATCACCTTCTCAGCGGCCAGCGGTTGAGACTGAGCGAACAAGTCATCCGTGAATTCACCAGGCTGGCGCAAATCCATCAGCAGGATCTCAGCTTTGCTGTATTTGAAACCCGGCCTGAACAGACGATTCACTGCCTCGGTCGCCGCCTTCGTCAGCAATCGCACATCGCTGGTGGGATAAGGCAATTCCACCAGGGCGCCGTTGGCGTACTTCGCCTCTTCTGGGTTGAACATGCCGGTGCGGATGCTGACGCGGATCTTCTTGCACAGCGAGTTTTGCGCCCTGAGCTTTTCTGCGGCCCGGTGAACGTAGGTGGCCACCGCTTCCTTGATTGGCTCGATGGTGGTTAGGCGCTTTCCGAACATGCGGCTACTGCAGATCTCCTGCTTGGGCGGCTCGGTCTCGGATAGCTCCAGGCACGAGGTCCCGGCCAGCTCGCGGGCGGTCTTCTCGATCACCACGCTAAATTTCTGCCGGAGCATCCAGGGATCGGCTTTCGCCAGGTCCATGGCCGTCTTGATGCCCAAGCCTTCAAGGTGGACCTTCATCCGATGGCCTACGCCCCACACTTCGCTTACGTCAGTATTACGCAGCACCCAGTCGCGCTTGACCTGATCGCAGATATCCACGACGCCACCAGTATGAGCCTGAAGGCGTTTGGCGGTGTGGTTGGCGAGCTTTGCCAAGGTCTTTGTCGGAGCAATGCCGACGCCAACTGGGATGCCGGTGCGCTTGTGGACTGCTGCGCGGATGGTGCGACCGAACGCTGTGAGATCTCCGCGAATACCTGTTAGGTCGGCAAAGGCCTCATCGATGCTGTACACCTCAACGGCTGGCACCATGGATTCGATGATAGTCATCACGCGCTCGCTCATGTCGCCGTACAGAGCGTAATTACTGCTGAATACCTGGACGCCGTTGCGGCGCAACACGTCCTTTATCTGGAAGTACGGCGCGCCCATCTTTACGAAAGGCTTGGCGTCGTAGCTGCGCGCAATGACGCAGCCGTCGTTGTTGCTCAGTACGACGATGGGGGTCTTCGCCAGGTCCGGCCGGAAGACGCGCTCGCAACTGGCGTAGAAGCTGTTGCAGTCGATCAGCGCAAAGACTTGTTCACGGTTTGCCATGGTCGCGCACGCTGTAGGTCACCACACCCCAGATAATCAGCTCGTCGCCCTCCATCACGTAGCGCGACGGATACTTGCTGTTTGCCGAAAGCAGGATGATGGTGTTGTCTCGTATGTGCAGGCGCTTGCAGATGGGTTCGGAGTTGAGCCCGGCGATAACGATGTCGCCGTGCTCGGCCGTCAGGCTGCGATTGACGACCACCAGGTCTCCACAAAATATGCCGGCGCCCTGCATGCTTTCGCCCTCAATCTTTGCCAGGTAGACGTGCGGGGCTCGGATCTCGAACAGCTCGTCCAGGGAGATGTGCTTTTCGATGTGGTCAGCTGCCGGCGAAGGGAAGCCCGCAGGAATTTGGAACGAATACAGCGGGAGCTTTTCGCCCCCTTCCAACAGCGGGCCAAGGATGGTGACACTCATGATGCGAACTCAACGTAAGTTACTGTATGCACATACAGTAAACTCAGCGTTGTACAAATGGTCAATTGCTGTGTAGGAAATTTCGACGGGTGACACCATGTGCGGGCGCTATTCGATTTACGAACCGATGGACCACTACCTGAGGGATCTAGCCCCGCAGCAGCTGGTGATCAACGGATACGACCTTTGGACGATCGATCGGTACAACGTGGCGCCTACGACTCGCGTCGAGATCATCCGGCCGGCGGAAGGCGGATTGAGCGTTGATAAGGTGCGATGGGGATGGTCGCCGTTCTGGGCCAAGGGCAAGAGGCCCGACCCTATCAACGCCCGAGTGGAGACGGTCACCACTGGGAAGTTCTTCAAGCAGCTGTGGCCGAACGGTCGAGCCATCGCGCCTGCCAATGGCTGGTTTGAATGGGTTAAGGATCCGGTCGACCCGAAGAAAAAGCAGCCCTACTTCATTCGCCTGAAAAGCCAGGCGCCGATGTTCTTCGGCGCGCTGGCCCAGGTGACGCCCGGACTGGAGCCGAACGACCAGGACGGGTACGTCATCGTCACCGCTGCCAGCGATCAGGGGATGGTGGATATCCATGACCGGCGGCCGCTGGTGCTTGCGCCTTCTATGGCTCGGGAATGGCTCGATCCGGAGCTGGACGCGGCCAGGGCCGAAGAGATCGCCAAGACCGCGTGTCGACCGACTGAGGACTTCGAGTGGTTTCGGGTTGGTAGAGAGGTTGGGAATGTCAGGAACCAGGGGCCGCAACTGATCCTTCCATTGGATGATCTGTTTTAGCGACTCGAATGGAAATACGTCATGCCAAGTCGAAAAACAAAAACTCCCAAGCCTAGAGGATTGGGAGTTTTGTTTGGAATGCCTTCCAGTATTTGTATGACCTCTATCAACCTAAACGACGATCATTGATCATTGTTGTGAGCGAGGACATCGATAGCTCTGAGCGCCCCTGCAAAGCATCACGGTAGACAGCTAGCATGCGCTCGAAATACTCCCATGAAAGACCAACGGTACTGACACCGGCCGTCCGCCGAAGGCGACGAGGGTCCTTCGCCCACACGAACAAATCAGCCATCTGGTTCACTTGTTGGAAATTGGTGTCGAAGCCATCAAATTTCAATGGAATCCCCAGCCTATCACCAAGTCTCTTTACATGCTCAAATTCAGAATAATTCTGATCTTCAGCGATATCCAAGCAGGCTTCGATATCAAGAAGCATCGAGACTATATCGACAACATCCGAGAATTTGCGATTCGTCTCAGTGTTGGGTTTGCTATTTAGCACCGCAGAAGCGGTCGCGTATTTGAACCCCCAATTGAGGGATTCCACATTTTTATTATCCAGCTCAAAAAACCAGAAATATTTTTGAAGATAAACGTGACGGAGCAGCTCTCCGAAAGAGATACTCGGACGCTGTCCATTTTGGCTAGCTTTGGCAGACGACCGGCCATCCTGGACCGCTTGCGGATGGAGTTGAAAATACAGCATCAGTCGGTCCGCTAGAGACAGCTCAACAGGCGAACGCTCGCCATCGTTTTTCATGTCTTCAATGCCCTTGGCAATGAGCATTCGAGCTACATCGGAGCGGCTCAGGGTATAAGGAGGGTTAACCGTGACACGAATAGCGTCGAGCTCCTCCAGTTGCTGTTGAGCAATACGAATTTCGAGCCTGCTATCTTTTTCCATGGAAACCTCTTCAGTGATCGGCGCGACGCTGCCGAGGCGTCCAAGCGGTCCAGGGGACCGTAATAGCACAACGAAATCCGGCTATGTACGAGCATCCCCGTACAACTTCGACGAACAACGTACACCAATGGCAGCGGCGAAGCAAGCCGTCACTAACGTAATTTGAGCGTTTTCGCTTAACCATCATTTAGGCGCGTGTATTCGCCCCGTGGCTCAAAACTGAGCGCCGAGGTCGATGGAACGGCATTTGGGGGGGGGCGGATCGGTGAGCTGGAAGTGGAAAATGAGGACCCGACGTATTCTGTCGGGCCCTATTCGTTTCCAGGCTTGAAGCGCGGAAACGAATTCTGTCATTACAGGCGTTATGAATTACTAAAGGGGCTCGTTCACCCCAAACGGCAAAAAAGGCTATGTTTCACTGAGATATAGTTTAGGAAGCGCATGCCAGGGCCTTCGCAACGTGTCTTATATAACCTCGGTCTGTATCAGACGACTCTCGATACCATGTAAGAAGATTCCACTCATCTTGTGTTAGCTCAGAATTTTCGCGGTCGCTGTTTTCGACGCCAGTGTTCTTTTTCTCATCCTGATCCAACATGCCCACTACTCCATTAAGTGCATTGCGTGCGCAACGTTACTTAGGCGTGTGGGAAATCAAAATCGAAATTGATCGTAACGAATCGCTTAAATGCGACTAGTTATTTCTCGGCGCTGGAAACACCGGGGGCGTCAGCCATCGCGCTGATGATGCGATGCACAGCTTTTTGGTCATAGTCGGATAACGTTCTGAACCGGTCTAGCAGCGTTTCTTCGGCCTCGTTCAAGCCTTCGATTGCACGTTGCGTACGCCTTCCAGTCAAGACATACAGCACATCGACACCGACCTTGAGCACCGCTGTGAGGTAGACAGAATCAGGGTTTCGCTCGCCTTTTTCATAGCTGCCCTGGGTATTGCGGGTAATCCCGCCCAGTTGAGCGAAGGCCTCCTGATTGAGCCCCAGCCGCGTCCTTTCTTCGCGCAAGCGTTCGCCCACGCCGACGTCCATGTCATTTTCAGATGCACAACTTTTCAAACTTTCACCCTTTACAGGCACAAATTATTGGGCATAATTGCGCCAAATCAACACGGATGCCCACGAATGGACACTATGCCCGCCCCCCTCACACCCGAGCAAGCCCGAGCAGTGCTTGATCGAAAAGGTATCAGTATCGCGGAGTTCTCTCGCCAGAACGCGCTGAACAGCAACTTGGTTAGCGATCTGCTGAATGGCCGTAAAAAAGGACGCCGCGGCGAGGCTCATAGGGCTGCGGTGTTATTGGGAATCAAGGTCGGAATTGTGCCGGCAAATGTCATTTCACCAGCCCTAGCGCAAGGACGCCGCCGTGAGCACTTACAAATTAGTTTGCCCCCATTGCCAGTCAAGGATGCGCATACGCACCAGTGAAGGCACCCATGTTTTTCTTCGCATTGCTTATTTGCAATGCACTAACGAGGCTTGCGGATGGGCTGTTCGTGCCGAGTTTGAAATGACACATGAGATGAGCCCCAGCGGGATGGCTAACCCATCGGTGAAGTTGCCTTTGGCAGATGTCGCGCTACGTCGTGAAGCGATGACGTCCAATGCCGCACAACTCGATTTATTACCCCCACTCAAGGATGGAGCGGACTAAGTGAACGATACCCAACCCATTTCGCATGATTACCGCAACAGCATGCAGCAGGCCGCCCTCGCCTATCTGATACGGCACCAAGCGGAACATCTGGTCGACGGCGATCAACTGTTCAAGAACTGTGTCCGTCATCTGACCGTCGCGCTTGAGGTGCCATCCGGCATCGCTACGAACGTTGTGCAGTTAGCTTGGACAGAGCAATACGCTGCGCTTGGTTCTAGCGTCTCCAGCGCCAACTACCCCACCGAGCTTTAACCCTAACCATTGACTCAACCCTACTTCACCGTAGGGCTGGGCTTGTTTTGCCCCACAGTTGGTGCGACATGGAACAGTCAGAAACGCTACGGGCCGAAGTACTTGAACGGCTCAAGAACGATTACGGGTTCAAGACGCGACACAGCGACATCTATTGGCGCGGCGGGAAGTGCCCAGCCTGTGGAAAAAAAGAGCTCTACACCCGCGTTTCAAAACCGTGGCTGATCATCTGCGGTCGCGAGAGCAAATGCGCAAAGCGCTGGCACGTCAAAGAGCTGTATGAGGATCTGTTTGATGACTGGAGCCGTCGAGCGCCCTCTTGCGATCAATATCCAACCGCCACGGCTCGAGCTTATATGGTGTTCGCTCGTGGGTTTCGGTATGAGCTGATTCAGGGCTGGTTTAGTCAAGAGACTTTCTTTTCTCGGGATCTGAACGAAGGTAGCACCACCGTCCGCTTCGCTTTAGAGAAAGGGGGCTATTGGGAACGGCTGATCGATCGCCCGCACCGCTTCGGAAAGATGAAAGCCCGATTCAAGCCTGGTGACAGTCCTCACGGCGTTTGGTGGTGTCCGCCTTGTGTCGAATTGCTGGACGTCGCCGAGCTGTGGATTGTCGAGGGCATCTTCGACGCTATCGCCCTGGTGCATAACAGCATTGCGGCGGTATCGGCTATGTCGTCCAACGCATTTTCTGAAGAGTCGTTGAAAGAGCTGGCACGGCTGCGCGGCGGTAAGTTGCCCAAATTAGTTTGGGCGTTGGACAACGAGCCTGGCGCACACAGATACACCAAGCGATGGGTACGTCAGGCTCGCGCTTTGGGCTATGAGTGCGAAGCCGCGCAGATCCCGCAGCCTGACAGCCGCAAGGTTGATTGGAATGATCTGCACCAGCGTTGGGCCTTTATGGATGACGACGCCCAGCGTACCGAGCAGATCAAAAAAGACTTGGCTACCGCCCGCTATCACGGCTCGCTTTTGATTGCCGAAAGTGCGACTGAGAAAGGCGTGCTGATGTACGAATGGCGCGAGCGCTATGAGTTTCATTTCGCATTCGAAAGCCGGATGTACTGGTTCAAGATGGACTTGGAGAAGTTCAACAAGGCCATGCAAGCCTTAGAGACATCTGAGCGCCACGAAGACCAGTTGCTCAACGATAAGCAGCGTCGCGATAAGGCGTTGCGCCAATGTGGCAGCGTCGTCGAAATCGCCAACTGCTACCCCCAGGCGTTGTACTTCCAGCGCAACGAGGTGACCGATGAGGCTTGGTATTACTTCCGGGTAGATTTCCCGCATGACGGCGGCAGCGTGAAGAACACCTTCACTGGCGCCCAGGTCGCTGCCGCCAGCGAGTTCAAGAAGCGCTTGCTTAGTATGGCTGCTGGGGCGGTGTTCACGGGCAGTGGGCAGCAGCTCGATAAGATCATGAAGGACCAGCTGTATGGGCTGAAAACGGTAGCGACCATCGATTATGTGGGCTACAGCAAAGAGCACGGAGCCTATGTATTCGGTGATATTGCCGTGCGTTATGGAATTGTCAGCCGGGTAAACAAAGAGGACTTTTTCGAGTTCGACAAGCTGCGTCTCAAGACGCTGCAGAAGTCGATTGCCATGCATATCCAACGTGACGCCAAACAGTACCGCAACGATTGGCTGCCCATGCTTTGGACATGTTTTGGCTCAAAGGGAATCGTTGCGCTAGCGTTCTGGTTTGGCTCGTTGTTCGCCGAACAGATTCGCGCACGGTACAAGTCGTTTCCCTTCCTAGAAGTCACCGGTGAAGCCGGTGCCGGCAAAACCACACTGCTGACTTTTCTCTGGAAGCTCCTAGGTCGGGAGCACGAAGGTTTCGATCCTTCGAAATCAACGCGTGCCGGCCGTCAGCGGGCCATGGGGCAAGTTTCCAACATGCCGGTGGTGTTGATCGAGGGCGACCGCAACGAGCCGGACAAGGCGCATGCCAAGGGCTTTGATTGGGACGAGCTGAAAGACTTCTTTGGCGGCGGCACCCTCGGCACCCGCGGGATGAAGACCAGTGGTAACGAAACCTACGAACCGCCGTTTCGGGGGGTCATTGCCATCAGCCAGAACGCCGACGTCAGCGCGTCGGAGGCGATCCTGACCCGGATTATCAAAACTCACTTTGCTCGCCCCGCGGTGACCACGGAGAGCCGAGCAGCGGCGGATAACCTGAACCTGATACCGGTGGAACAGCTCAGTCACTTTCTGCTGATGGCGGTGCGAGCTGAAGGCCAGGTTCTGGCGAAGTTTGCTGAGCGGGTTGCGGTGCATGAGCAGAGCCTGCGCCAGCTCAGGGACATTCGTGTGGAGCGGATCATCAAGAACCACAGCCAGATTATGGCGTTGGTGGACTGCCTTGGTTTGGTCTGTCCGCTGGATGAGAACCAGCGTGTCACTACGCATCAGGCCCTGACGAGCATGGCTATGGAACGTCAGGCGGCGATCAGTGCCGACCATCCTTTGGTTGCTGAGTTTTGGGACGTTTATGACTACTTGGAAAGCCTTGGTGAAGGGCCGCAGGTCAACCACAGCGTCGATCCGAAACTCATTGCCATCAACCTCAACGAGTTTGCCGAGAAAGCCAATGAACACCGACAGAACCTGGCAGACCTCAAGACCCTGCGGGCGTTATTGATCAACAGCTGTAGCCGCAAGCTATTGGAGGTCAACAAGGCAACGTATAGCGCAGTGAGGGCAATGCAGGCAGCCAATAACTCAATGATGAAAAAACCCACCATCCTGCGCTGCTGGATATTCAAGAGCGCGTGAAAAATCAGTTAAAGGATTAGCACAATGAAAACCTTGTTTGTCCTCATGGCCCAGTACGACGGCCAGGCGATTATTTCGCTGGAGCAGGTTTGCCGGGATTACTTCACGCACCTGACGCCTGACATGTTTCAACGCAAGGTGATGAGCGGGCAGATCAAGATCCCCATCACCCGCCTGGAACGCAGCCAGAAGTCGGCCAAGGGGATCCATATCACCGACCTGGCCGCGTATGTCGATCAACAGCGCGCAGCCGCAGTTAAGGAGAACAACCAGCTTAACGGCTTAAAACACGCCTTTTGAGCCACTTCATTGACGCGGCGCCCAGTTGAACGGGCGCCGTCAATATTTCTTCGTACCATTCCCACTTCACATAGCGATCACCCTTGCCGCGCAGGTGGGTGTAGCGCCTCAGCGAATTCCAGTCTCGGTGCCCCGAAACACTGGCAACCCGGGGAATATCCCAGTCCATTTCGAACAGACGACTTACACCTTCGTGCCGAAGGTCATGGAAGTGCAGGTCCTTGATTTCCAGGAACTTGCATGCCTTCGCCCAGGACGTTGAGATTGATTCAGGGCTGTACGGGAAAATATCCTCGCCGGCGCGGGGCATGGTCTGGAGGATCTTCCAGGCCTCGTCAGGGATGTAGCACCAGACGTCGTTGCCGATCTTCTGGCCTGGGTTCTTCATGTCGCGTACCAACACCCGCTGGCCGGGCTCGTCGAGGTCATCCCAGCGAATCCGGGTGATTTCGTCGAGCCGGCGCGTCGAGAACAGGGCGAAACCCACCACTTTCATCATGTTGATGATGCTCCGACGGCGCAGTTGCATATCCTGGTAGTGCTTCATGAGCTTACCCAGCTCATCCAGCGTGGGGCGCCGGTCACGCTCTCGGCTCTTCAAGTTGTAGCCTAGCTTGCGCAGTACGCGCCGTGCGCCGCCCATCGCCAAAGGGTCAAGCTGGTAACCCCACGCGTCCTTACCGATCGAAAGCACGGCGCCGAGGTGCGCCAGATCGTTGCCGGCGGTCTGCGCCTGGACGCCTCCCCCCTCGGGGCTCATCCGCCACAGCGCGTAGTCGACCAGGCATTGGGTGTTGATATCGGTGTCGGCCAACTGGCCCATGTACGTTTGGCCGATGGCCGTAAGGGTTGCACGTTTTGTCTTGCCCAGCGGCCGGGCTTTCTCAACCTCGATCAGGTATTGATCGATCATGTCTTTGAGCGTGACGCCTTTGCGGTGCGCTCGCTCAATCGCACCAGGTTCATCCAGTTCGGATTCGCGCTTGCGTGCCCAGGCCTGCGCCACCTGTTTCCGGGCGAAGGTCTGGCTCTCTTGATAGACTTGCACTCCGTCGCGCTTGATGCGGATCTGAGCCGTGTAGCTAACAGACCCATCCGCCAGTTTTCTTGCCCTGATAGTCGCCATGTCAAAAGTGGTACGCGTCAGTTTTGAAGTGGTACATGGTACCACCGAACCCTCAAAAACGCCTGAAAACACCCGAAATCACGCCCAGAACACGTTGAAGAAAATGCTAGATAAACAGAGCTTTAGCCCAGTAGATACAAGGCCTACGCTGTCTCGGCGCTTTAGTGTTGCACCCATGATGGATTGGACTGACGCCCACTGCCGCTACTTCCTGCGCATCCTCTCCAAACACGCCCTCCTCTACACCGAAATGGTCACCACCGGCGCGTTGCTCAACGGCGATCACGAACGCTTCCTGCGCCATCACGAAACCGAGCATCCGCTGGCCCTGCAGCTGGGCGGCAGCGTTCCCGGCGACTTGGCCGCTTGCGCCCGAATGGCCCAGGAGCACGGTTACGACGAGGTCAATCTCAACGTCGGCTGCCCAAGCGATCGGGTGCAGAACAACATGATCGGCGCGTGCCTGATGGGGCATCCAGAATTGGTGGCCGATTGCGTGAAGGCGATGCGGGATGCGGTGTCGATCC